ACTTCCGAACATTGTCACCGATTATTGTTTGTCCGTCTGGCAGAACAACTTGAAACTTTTTTGAACACAACTGAGCATTGCGTTCTTTCATGTATTCTCGGCTGAATGTGTTTCCTCCAAATGCTGTTTTGACACGGTGCTCATATTCATTTTGTGTCATATTATTCCAAAAATCTTGGCTGGCCTTGGAACACTTTTGGCGTATGCTTTGTTTTTTCACATCCGGTAAAAGAGAAAATATGTCACCACCGGCGGAAGTTTTTTTAGCATTGTAGTATTTGGTCGTTAGTTCCGAATCGGATATCATAGATAACCAATATTCCTCTCGGCTGCGAACCACATCATCGGTTGTATGCTCCAGTATTCTTCGCCGAAAGTCGTTTGGTCGTTTCCGATAAGCATTTTTCATCCATACCGAAGAACAAATGTATCCATCATTTATAGTTCCAACGTGACTTCCGACATAAAATTTGGATTTCAACACATCTTTCCAAATATAAATGAATGCGGGTTTCATGCGTATATTTATAATCCACCAACATTAGGTAATACTACTTGGTCCACTCCTTGGCTGCGAGGAAGTTACTCCTTGAGAAATCCAGACGGTCGACTAACTTGACTGCTTTATTGGATAACTGATTCGAAACCACAAATCCTTCTGGTGCCGTTGTTTTGAATCCGGTGTCTGTGCGGATGAACATACTGAAACCACCCAAGGATCCCAGAGGCCTCAATAGTAGAATCTTTGCATCCACGATGAGTTTCATACACAGGTACATCGCATCTAGGCTCGCTCTGTTTTCATCGACCCACCCGCGGAGAGTCATCAACTCTAGAGCTTTCTTGGCTTTCGATTCATCACGCTTTAATCCATCAATCTCACCCTGAATGCGTTTCGTCACCCATTCGAACCACTCTACAGTATATTGAGACGGATTGGTGATGACTTCACCTAGACGAATCTTGGCGTTATTGAAGGTTTTCAGCAGCAACTTTAGATTGTCGTCCGTCGTGATACGGTCGACCATCTTCTTATCGACTTTCTTGTAGGTCGCTTTGATGTCTTTTACCAGTTTCTTGATTGCATCGCTTTCATTCTTTGTGAGTGTGATTGTTCCGCGGAAATCTTTCACGAATGGGTCAGTTACCCACACATCAGCAGTTTTCTTCAGAGAAGCTATATCGACATTGAACGAGGCGGACATACTCTCCAGCGATGACCCATTATACTTTGTGTGGAAGACGATACCCATTTTTGCTGCCTGGATTTTCTTTGCTAGGTCGGAGTTTGACTGTACGGCGTACACGATAGTATTAGGTTGGAAGGTGATGTATTCGATGTCCTCGATTACCTGCTTCTTCAGGTCTGATTTTGTGAACATCATATCACCCTGGATGACACCCTGAATTCCGAGCTTGCTCAATTCAGCCAGCGCAATCTTGAGTTTCACATTCAACCCCTCACCTGGGTGGTTTCGGTCGATGTCGGCATTTGTGAAGTTGAGTTTCGGATTCTTTGCGAACACACCTTTCGTTCCGACAAAGAATCTTTTGGATACAGGGTCGATACCACAGATGATAGCGGGAGCTCCGTCCCACTTGGTACTTACGTTGAATGGTTGCGGTGTATTGTTCTCAAGCATCGCGGCAACGACTTCAATAACCTGAATGGCAGCTTTCAGACCTGCGGTACCATTATTGATGATTTCGTCGTCAATATGCTCAAGGTGCGTGTTCTTACCTGTCTTGTCAGCAGCCATTAGATTCCTAGTTTCCTTCTCTCGGAAAGAGATATATTGAGTGCCGCTCCTCGCTTACCAAACATGGCGATCAACCGAACACCGGGAATGCCCTTTGGAGATAAACGGGAAGAATCGTTTCTGAGTAGAATCTTTGGCACATACATTTCATCGTTGGCCTCTTCCATATTTCGGATGAGGTATGAGGTTTGTATTGTTAGAGTGTTCTTATCTCCATTGTACTCAAAATCCGGGGAAGAGAATGTTCTTTTGACAATACATCCATTTGGAAGAATATCTGATCCAAAAACAACATCCTGTATTTCTTCTGGAGTACATGCGACAAGGACCTCAGGTTCGATCTTGTACACTCCAGATTTTCCAGCTAACTCTTTGAGTTTGATCTTTCTGCTTCTCTGTAGAGCCTCAATGGTGCGTAGAGCATTTTCTCGCCAATACTTATCAGCCGACTCCCACATGCCAGCATTATCTTGCTTCAGTGAAATCGGATAGTTCTTCTTTTGACCGATGAGTATGATGTCTGCCTTTTTACGTCCTTTGGTATCAGTACCAACATGGACACAATCTACAACATTGGATGCTTTGAATTTTCTGTTTTGCTTGTCCACGAGAATGACATCTATCGGTTCGCCGGTATTTTTCAAGATGTCGCGTATGTTGTCTATGCAAAGTTTTTCATTTCCGACACCAGCGGACCCAAGACCCTGGCGAGATTTTGGTTTTGCTAATACGACGAATCGTTTGGATTTGGCAGCTTGCGTCTGGATGATTGTGCCGCCGACCGAAGATCCGGACACACTTCGCACATACTCACCACCAATCAAGGTGGCGATTTTTTCCAGTTCGGATACTCGGTTTGTTTTGGAATCGAGAAGGACAACTGCCTTCAACTTCGATGGCGGATTGGCTTCTTTGAGTTCGTAGCCTAACGCTACCAGGACCTCTTGCAGGTCCTGGATGGTCTCTATACCCTTTGCTTGTTTTGGCATGATACACCAGTATTTATCAGTGTATCATACTCGTTGGCACCTGTCGTGAAAACCACGCGCTTTAGCTCATATTCAATAATCGCACGACGGCAACCAACACACGGTGCGGACATAGCCCACCGTAGGTCTGTATGAGACAATCGGCAGATGTACAATGTGGATTTCCTCAACTGCTTTTTGGAGAGAATGCGGTCGGCTTTCTTGATGGCAGCAGTTTCGGCATGAAGATAGATGGCTTCGGGGTGCTTTTGGTATTTAGCTGCGAATGGGTCAGTCCGAAGGCTATTTACACCAACAGACACAATTTTCCTCTTATAGACGATGCAGGCAGCCACGCGATGTTCTGCGAATCGAACGGAGTTTTCTGCCACATCCGTCAAAAAGTCAAGGTAGTGCTTATGAGTTTTCACACTCCTATTATAGCACTACCTCGACCTGGTGTCAATCGTTATTCTGTCTTGAAGCCGGAGAACTGACCCTGACCACGTGGACCGAACTGTTTTGTGTATCCTGTAGCGAATGCTGGCTTGTATGCTTCGGAACCGTGTTCCTTACTGATTGCCAGCTTTTCTTCGGTTTCAGGACTCTTGGAAGATGACCGTCTCCTGGGAGTCTTGTTGTCGTCAAATTTCACATTAGCAGCAGAGTTGGATAGTTCATACAACCTCTGTCGGCTTCTATCCACACCGATGTTGAATCGTTTGTTTTTGGTACTGTTACCGAAGCGGTTCTTAATCTGCTTCATCATGTATTGGTTCATCGCTTCCAACTGTTCGTTGTTTACGATGGCCAGCATGAAGTCAGCCGTAGCAGGTAGACCGAAAGACTCAGCCGTATCTGTCATATCTGGATCGCTATCAGAGAATCCCGATTTGTTGAACTGGGTTGCCGATATGACTCTTGTATCGAACTCGCTGGCCAGCCCGCGGAGTTCTTCCGCAATCATCTTGATGTACATGTAGGTGCCGCCAGTGTTATTGACCTTCAGTCTCGATGACGCGCAAATGTTGATGTAGTCAATCAGCACAACATCTGGCTTGAAGTTTTTCTTCAGGCGCAATTCGTTGAGTAGGAATCTGAAGTTGGTAGCCGATGCGGACGCGGTTGGGTATTCCTTGATGACCAGCTGCCCAGTCGTCAAACCAGCCTTCATCTTGGCTACCTTCTTCTTGTATGAGTTTTCTGGTAGTTCAAGAATCTCATCGATATCCACATCGAGCATGTTGGCGTCGATTCTACGGCACACTTCCTTCTCTGAGATTTCCAATGTGATATACAGCACATTGTAACCCATCTTCAGGAATGAGCCTGCGAAGTGGCAAAGACACAAGGTCTTACCGACGTTGATACCACCAACAAACACAGTCAGAGTCTTTGATGGAATGCCTTTGTTCGTGATCTTGTCGAGGTCTGCAATACCCCAACTGATACGGGCAAGGTGTTCATGGTACATCTCATACCGCTCATCCTCACCAGCCACATAATCATGACCAACATTTGGGTCAAAACAAACCGAGAGGGCTTTTGACAGAATCTCTGGAAGGACACCAATATCCTGCTTACCCTTACCAGATTTCTTCTCTTCAATGATATGGATAGATTCCATGATGGCGCCATAGAGTGCTTGCTCCTGACACCACTTTTCAGTTTGATCTAGCAACCAAACTTCTGGAGATTTGGTCTTGTC